GCTGTGTTAGAATTAGCAGCTGCAAGTTTTTGTAAACCTACTAAAGCATCTTTACTTGGCTGGCTACCATCGCGAGCTTCGTTTAGCCCCGTCACGTCACGTATCATTTGTAAATAATATTGATACGTTTGTATTAACGATTGTATTTTAGCCATGCCATTAGAAGTCTGCAACTCTTGTATTGGTACTTGACCTCTATTAGGATCACCATCTTGAGTCATAGATCTACCTACAATGCTACCAGTTTGAAAATACATATTCAACGCCTCTTGAGGGTTATACGTAGTTCCATTGCCTAAATCAACTTCAGACAAGCCATCAACATCAACATATACACCGTCTGGTACCATACGTGATAATACTTGTTGTAACTTTAAATGTGTGATTTGAATCATATCAGCAAAGCCAGTAATACGGTTTACTAAAGAATCTATACGACCTTTATACATACGAGGCGCTGATATAGCATAATTCATATTAACCTTAGTAACATCACCGTAAGGTCTTGACATGTTTTCAGATAATCTCCAGTCAAGCATTGAGTTCATGCCTAGAACTTTAGCTCCTGTGTATAAAACCTCTATACTTCTTGAAACTCTTTCGAAGTTATCGTTTGGCGGTGGATTAAATGTATCAGGTTTTTCTAATACCTTTTCTAAACCTTGATCAGTCTTTTTTATTTTAAATACTTGATCGTGATATGTTTTATATTCAAAAAATAATATTTGAACTTGATCTCTTTGATCTTGTCCCCACCAGTTAGTTGTATAGTTACTACTACCCGGATACTGTTGTATTTCTTCTAGCTGTGCATCGTCTAAATAAGGAAACAAACGTTTTACCTCAGATAAGCTCATGCTTTTTACTTCACCAACATAATATATGTCTTCAAAGTTAGGATCTTCTGTATAAGAATAAACAAGTGAAGCTGGATCTACGTGATCAACAGTAATACCTTCAGATAAATTAAAGCTAGTTTTTACAGCACCTATACCTAATACGGTAAGATCGTAAGCAACTCGCTTTTTAACTTCATCATATTTATTGTAATCTAATACATTAGATATTAATTCTTCTTCTGCTATTTCTACACTTTGCTTATAATTTAATTGCATGTAAAGATCTAGTTCGTTTTGATCTTTAGGTAGATTAGCTGGATCTGGGCTAGCATAAAAGTTTTTACCAAGTGCAGCGTTAAGAGTTTCAATGGTGTTTTTATTTTCCATGTCTCTAACAGCTGCCATAGCAAAGTCTGTTCTTTGTTTTATAGAGTACGGATCTTGTGCGAAAGATTTTAACTCATAACCTTTATCAGTCATACCATTAACTACAATATCTACAAACTTAGATAATATAGGTACTGGTTTCCAGTCAAGATTTAAATAAGACAAATCACCATTAATAGCTAACTCATCTTTATATTTTTGTATAGACTGCTCACCTCTGGCGTATAATTTTAATCTGTTAAAATTTTGAAAGTTAGCTGTAAACCTTTCTAGTCCACCTCTATTACTTCTAAACCATTCATTTTCAACAGCGTTACCGACTTGTAGTCCATAGTCATAAGAACTCTTAACCTCTTCAGGTACCACCTGATCTGGAAATGAACTATTGTAGTTAGTATAAACCATTTATTTATGTTATTATTTTTGAATTAATTCCTTGGTTATTATATCTTTTAAAACCAAGAGGCACTACGTTTATTTGTTTTTCGGCAACAGGTCTATATTTGTTTCTGTTGCAAGCCATTATTGCTAAACCAGAGCTAATCGAAGCGTCGTGTTTAGTTCTACTGTTTATATTAAACGTAGCCCAATCTTCTAATGTTTCTTGAAAGTACATATTACCGTATGAATCATTTATAATACCTACGTGGTTTTCTATATAATATTCTATAGCGGCAGCGTGAGCTTGTTTAATATCTTCGCTTGAGTTAGGTATTCCACCTATTTCTTTTTCAGACGTTGATAACTTATGATAAACTTTATCAGGTCTGTTCATTGAAAACTGTCTATAACCTCTACGTTTTAAATAATACAATAATCGAGGTTTATTGTTTTCTGCAAGTATAGGCATACCATAAAATACTAATGCCATTAAAACATCTTCAAAAAATATTTCAGCTGTTTGTGGTCTTGCTATATATTCTAAAAAAAACATATTAGGCGGAGCATCTTCCATGCTAAACTTTGTTAATCCATGTAAAGATCCTTTAGAACCTCTACCGTCAACAGTACCTGATATGTCGTAACTATCACACCCAAACGCGCCTATGTGCTCGTTACCTGGGTATTTAACGTTGTTTTTTAATATAACTTTATTCTGCAAATGCAGAGGCGGCACCCATGATAATAAAAATCTACCGCTGTTGTTTGGAGTAAACGTTACTATAGAATCTTTTATACCGTTGCTCCACTGAAAACTACCTCTAGTTAAAACACCAGAGTATTTTAAATCTTCATTGTAATCTATTTGCTCGTATATTTTTGCTAGGTTAAATAAAGATTCTTTTGCTTCGTCTCTAAACGCGTGTTTTTCTGTGCGAGGAAACTGTCTATAATATTCGTTTAAAGAGTCTTGATCGTTCTTTAAACCTTCAACTTCGTTTTCCCAATACTCTATTACACCTACTTCAATTTCAGATCCGTCAATACCTTTGATCGGCGTTTCCGGCGTTTCGAAAACAGGTAATCCATAAGTATCAATGTATCCTTCGTAGTTCCATTCCATAGGTATGAACAAACTATATAGTCCTGAGCTAGTCTGTCCATTGCGGTTTCTTTTGGTAACATCTGATTCATAATAAAGTTTTTTAAAGTTTTCGCCACCTTTATCTAGTGAGTTTGATGTTGAACCCATCATACACTTACCTACGATTCTAGACCCTAGTCTAAGTGTTGTTTTTGTTACACGCCAGTTATTTAAAATATTATCCGGACGCTCCCACTTACCTGATTCATCGTGGGCAAGGAGCTTAAGTTTTTCACCGTCATATGAGTTGTCACCTGTGTTTTTCCAGTCGATCGTTGTATCAAGTCCTTCGATTTCTTCTGTTTCAATACCTTGATCAAGTTTTCTTCTTGTAAGTTTTGATGCTGGTACTCTGTACGCAAGTTCTGTTTTCGGTCTATCCATACCATCTTGTATGGGTTTGAAAAAGAACGGGTAGTTAACTGATATGGGTACAACTTTATCGGTGAACATTTTTTTTGCGTCTGCACCTGACTTTGATAGTATTCCAAAACGTGAGTCGGAAGATATAGTCGCTTGATTAACAAGTTCTCCTGATGCCATAAAGGAAAAACCAGACCGTCTATTTTTGAGGTAGCACATACCATAACATCGCTGGTCTGCTTTACATGCTTCCCAGAAGATAAAGAAAAGCCTATTTGATTCTCTATAATCTGCGGCTCCAACATCAATTTTACTCCACTGCAGGTACATGTAATGAGAGCCAGTAACATAAGTAGGATTACCTTTGTTGTAAAACCAAAAACCTTTATCACGTCTTTCAAACTCTTGGTCGATAAAATCATACCACTGCTCTTTAAAATATTCTGGCTTTTGATTAAATTCAAAAACGCTTTTTATTCTATCTAACTCTTTAGGATAATCAAGTTTTTGCCAAAACTGATCTTCTTTTTTATTAGATCTTTTGTAACTATTTTCTACATCAGGTAAAGCTATTTTAAGATTTTGTATTTCTATAACTTCACCTATTTTACCGGTTTTACTTATAACTACTACGTCATGTTCTTTGTTGTAGCCATAATCCCATTTTTTATACCTATTGTTTTTCTTTATTACACTAGGTTTTATGTGATCAGTTAATGTATTTACAAGCGTTTGTTGATAACTCATTTTGATCTACCTTCAGCAAAGCCCTTAAACGACTGAGCTTTTGATTCTTTTTTGTTAGAGTCTAACATAGATCTTTCTTCTTCTATCCTGTTCAATATTTCAAACGCATCAAATATAGCTAGCTTTTTAGTTGCCGCAGCGTTTTTTAAACGATCAGCTGACACATCATCTTCAGTGTTAGTGATAATTTTTTCCTCAGCAACTTTAATAAGCTCGTCAACTGCTTTCTGTCCAGCTCGGATTATATTCTGTTTCGTGTCCTTGACGCTCATACTTAATAACTATATCATTTGATTTCATACAATACAAGAGTTGTTTATCTATAACAAACTCAAACTCACTTAAAGGTTTAAACCCTACGTAGTCCTCTGGGTTAATCTGGATAGCTTCTAACGAACTATTACCATATTTTAGTATACCACGTAAGGTTTTAAGTTTATCACCTCTTATATTTTGTTTTTCTAAAACAGGTTTTACAAAACAATAATCACTATTAGCATGCCACTTGTCGTTCTTGTGATACATGTATATTTGATCATCGGTTGCAAAATACATATTATCTTTAAAATACTTAGAGCTATTTTTTTCTTTGCCACGTATATCGTACCAACGTCTAAATAAATTAAAGTGAACTATAACTTTATCACCTTTTTTAATAGGTGTTTCGTAAGCAGCTGGGACTTCAACAACTTCTGCTAATCTATTAACAAAGTTGTGATCTTCAATACCAGCGTTTACTATTAATATTTTGTCATCAATATTTATTTCATTGTTGTATCTTTCACCTATAGGCTTAACAATGAATTGAAAAATACTTTTCATTAATATTCTAAGTCATACTCAACAGATATAGCCATGTTAGAATTAAACTTCTTCCATGGCAATACCTCGTTGTTTTTCTTAATATGTATGTTATAAGAATTATCAGACTCTTCAAAAATAATATAAGATATAACGTGACCGCCATAAACCTCTTGACCAACAGAATAATGCATAGCATCATTCTTATAGTCAGAACCTATACTGATTTTTCTTATAACGCTAGACATTAATCTTGTTTTTCTTCTTGCTCAATAGCAGTATATTCACCTGTGCCAATATCAATATTTACAGCACCATATTCTTTTTCTAACTCAGGTTTAAATTCTTCAACTTCTTTTAACACACCCGCATACTCGTGAAGCAATTGGTGTTTTTCGTTTTCAATAAAACCAATTTGCCTTAGCAGCTGTGTGATTTTATTTTGTTGATCTTGAATTTTCTCCAAGTGTTCTTGTGAAATTTTATTAGATTTACTTTCCATTTGTTTTACTTTACTCATTTGATTTAATTTAATTAATTAATATATTACTTATTGTCACTTGATTTTTTACTCTTTTCCCACGTACGACCTACAAAATAAGCACCATACACTGTTATTAATAGTGATTGAAATATAGGTATGTAAGCTTCATCAACTTGAAAGCCACCAATGTTGCCATCAAAAAATGCTAACGCTGTAAATATAACAGTAAGATATATCAACACTAGCGGCCTTATGTTTTTAGATAAAAATGAATCTGATTGCATATCAAGTTTCCAGCGCTCAGTAATTTGAGTCTGCGCATCTTGATCTGCTTTTTCTAACAACTCTTGAATCTTTTGTTTAGCAGCTAATCTTTCCTCGTCTGTAGTTGTAAGTTTATCGATTACATTACCTACGTCTTTAATTAAACC